GGAGCTCTACAAAGCCGATCTCTCGGGAACTAGCAGCGACGCCGAGGAAGTGTTCGCCTTCCAGCTCAAAGCCGCCGGCATCGGGTTCGAGCGACAGTATCCCTGGCCGCTAGTCCTGAAAGAGGCCGGCCGCCCATTCCCCACGAGCCCAACAGGCAAGCTGCGCCGATGGACCGCTGACTTCTACGTTGGGCGTAACCTCCTGGTAGAGATAGACGGCCAGGTATGGCACAAAGGCGGCCACACATCCGGTCAAGGCTATACCGACGACCGCGAGAAGGACGCTGAGGCCCTATGCGCCGGCCTCAGAACGTTGCGCGTCGTTCCATCGCAGGTAGACTCAGGCATGGCGCTAATCTGGTTGGAGCGTGCGTTGCGGGGTGTAGAGTAGCGCCATGGCTGCACGCAAGCCTCACGAGGCCACCTCCCGAGCAACAGAGGGAGAGCGTGCGGCCATCTATTCGCCCGAGTGGCACGAAGCCCGAGCCGCCGACCTAGAGGCAGGCAACACGGACGGGCTGACAATCATGGAAGGCGCCCGCATCATTGCGATGCATCGCATGGCGGCTAGAGCAATCAAGGGAGAGAACCGATGAAGTCCGAGATGGCAGCCTGGCAGGCGCTAGGCGTGGTATTCGTTCTGGCATGGGGCCTGATCCTCAGCGCAGTCGGCGCGATCCTGCTCATTCGTTGGGCGTTGACGGTGGCGCTGTGAGCGGCCCATTCCCAGCTACCAAAGAACCCATCTTCTGTACTCGGTGCGGTCAGAAGCTCGTCAAGAGCGTGACAGCCGCCGACGTGCGGTTCGACGCCTTTACCGGCGAACGTTCAGGCAAGGAGCGGCCGACCCTCGTCTGCGGGATAGGCGGCATTGGGCACGACCGTTGGACGCAGCAAACTGGCGGCGGCTGGCGCGCTCAGTCATGACCGCCAAGCATCACGCCCCACATCCCAAACGCCGCCAGAAGCCCGACGACCTAGAGAAGCGAGTACGCCGTATCGAGCGCAACTACATGCGAGAGATCGTCAAGACCGCGACTCATATCGCCCGGCATGAGGCGAACAGGGCTATCCGAGAGCATGAGGACGCCTACGCGCACCGCGAACCTCAGCGCCCCCACGCCGACTACAAGGCCGGCGATACGGTTTCCTGGCTGGGCGTTCCGGGCGCCACCTCGTACAACATCTACGGCAAGACACCCACTGAGGTACTAGAGGACGTTGCCTCCAAGGCTCCACCCGTCACAAAGCTGGACGGAGCCGTTGCGCAGGTAGTTTCGGGGCGTACAATTCACCCAGGCAAATCCTCCAAACCTGAGGGGCCACGAGCCCAAAAGGAGACGTAAATGGCGACTCTCATCACAACCGCCGTATCGGCCGGCGAGGGCTTCATCAAAGTGGACGCAGCCTCGACAAAGGCGCAGCCGTTCCCGATCACGATCGACGCCGAGGTTCTGTCGGTTGTCAGCGGCGGCCCCACAACCTATTGGCAGGTTCTCCGCGGCCAGAACGGCACGAGCCCCTCCGCGCACGCTGCCAACGCCACCGTCACCGAAAACGTGATTGCCATCGAGTCGGCTGCCTCGGGCTACTCCAGCTCCACCGCTCCCGCCACTCTGCCGACTAACGGTGTCGGGCTCGGGCTGTGGGCCAGCGCCAAGGCATCTGGCGACCATCGAACGTTCTACTCCCGCTTGTACTTCGCGCTTGCGGCCGCTTCCGGCGAGGCGATCCGCGCATTCGGGACGGTCCTGACGGGCATCACCGCCGCCGTGGGCGGAACGGTCAACGGCCTGCACTCCACGCTCTCCATCCAGGGCACCGGCCAGGTCAGCGGCGCTGGCAACGCGATCCGCGCCACCCTGGCGATGGACGCCAGTGCCAACCCCGGCGGAACACTCGCGGTCATCCGCGCAGATACCGACTTCGGCGCCTCGGCCACCGTTCCGGCTCGTGCGGCGTTCATCGCCACAGACAACCTCGGAACCCCGAAGCTCGACTATCTCCTGAACATCACCAACGCCAGCTCGACGATGATCGCCAACGCCGGAACTGGCGCCAACTCGGCAGGCGTCGTAACTGGTGGCGTTGCCGCTAAGGTCGTCAAGGTCACCGTAGCCGGCGTGGACTACTGGATGCCGCTGTTCTCGTCCAACTCCTAGTCCAATCCCCCATTGGCGGCCGGCTCTACTCCTCAGTCGGCCGCCACACTCACAAGGGAGAAACTAATGGCAAACGCACGTTGTCCCGGTTGCGGCATGATGGCCGCTGATCCACTCGGTCACCTCGCACACGGCATGGCACAGGCCACACCTGAACCCACGTTCGCGGGCAAGTCGCTGGATCAGGTCGTCAAGGAAGCGATGCGCGAACCCGACCTCGAACAGGAAGCCGAAGGCGTCGAGGAAGTGGGCGCGCCTGCTCCGAAGATCGCCCGGGCCCGCTTCACGAAGGTAAAGGGCTCGCGACCGCGCAAGGCATGAGCCGCGTATACATCGGAAGGCGTGATAGCGCCGACCCCATCAAGACGCAGCGTGCCGTCCGAGAAGCGATCACCGACTGGCAAGTGCTGGTCATCAAGAACGCTCTCGGACAGAAGTTCAAGGCGACCATGCAAGTGAGCCTACGTCGTCCCCGATGGATGCCGAAGTGGCTCTATAGCCGACTCATGGCGAGCGTGCTGTTAGACAACCGTCTGGAGCAGAAGCGATGAGAGACAATCGTCCAACGTTTAGGCGGCGCACTGTGGGAGTCCCCACCGATGCGCCCACTTGCCTAGCGTGCGGGCGCACCTTTCGGAACGTTGGACTCCATGCCTTTCTGGCCCATGCTCTGACAGCAGATCAGTACCGCAAATCGTATGGGCTGGCGCGCCAGCATTCGCTCGTCTGCCTCGATACTGCGGCTAAGCATCGAGATGCGGCCATGAGAGAGGGACATCCAGGGACGGCAAGATTGCGTGAGCTCGCAGGCAACAAGGTGCACCGAGACCGAGCTGGCCAGCGCGGCGCTGCGGTAATGCGCGAGGGGCTAAGGCCCGAGTCACTCTTGACATGGGGAGCCACTCATCCGGGCAAGCGGCAATCAGAGATGCAGCGCCAGAACAACTCAGCAGCCCGTAAGGCTGAGTGGGCAAGACTGACGCCGGAGCAAAGATCGTCCCGACTTGAGCGTATGCAGTCCAATAACCCAAGGGTCAGAGGGGCATGAGCATGCGTCCCTGCCTAGGATGTAACGAGCGGCCACAGTGCCACGCCCTCATCCACGTACCGCGTACCCGCTGCGCCACATGCCAGCGGTTCTACGACGCCTACACAGGCAGGGACCACGCCGGCGCCTCATCCACTCAGAGAGGCTATGGCAGAGAGCACCAGGAGGAACGGGCTAGCTGGGCACAGGACGTAGCAGGAGGCACGGTAGCGTGCGCTAGGTGTGGTATGCGCATAGGTGCCAGTGAAGCGTGGGACCTCGGTCACAGTGACGACCGGACGCGCTGGAGTGGACCGGAGCATCGTCGGTGCAATCGTGCTGCGGGGTTGAGGGCGGGACAGATGAGGGCGACGGCATGAAGGCGACGTTCGTTTGCGAGGGTTGCCAGACCGAGTGCGAGCGACTGGGTAAGAGGGGGCGGCTGCCTCGGTTCTGTTCGGCCTGTCGCCCCAAGAGTTATGGTCAACCCTACCGAAACCGAACCAAGGAGTGGGCAGAGTACAACGCCCTACATCGCGAGGAACGCCGGTCATGGGCGCGCGAATGGCGCAAGGCTCACCCCGACGAGCGGAACGAACGCACTAAGGCATACAGGGCAACCAGGCCAGAGACAGTGCGCGCATGGGGGAGAGCACAGCACCTGAAGATGCACGGGCTAACCGAGAGGGTAGTGGCTGAACTCTACCTCGCCCAGGGCGGTGAGTGCGCTATCTGCCACGAGCCGCTGCCCTTGGAGAAGATGGTCATAGACCACGACCACCAGACGCAGGAGCGCAGAGGGTTGCTGTGTAGTGCGTGCAACCACTGGCTGTTCGCAGTGGAGAGGCGAGACGAGTGGGTGACCAGTGCGGGTGAGTACCTAGCGTCTCCACCGCTACGGCTACTAATGGTAAGGGGGGGGCTCAACAATAGGGAACGGCTGCAAGCGCAGACCGTGACGCCCGCTAGTTTGGAGTCTGTACAACCCCCCACATTTGAGAGGGGCGGTTGATGGCCTCGTCGATCCCGAAGCGTCCCGATCAGAAGGTCCGCCGCAATCGCGTTCCGAACGCCGCCACTCTCGAAGCATCGCCGGCACAGCGCGTGGAATTGCCGCAGCGATGGTCAACCATCAAGTGCGTGGCGATGGTGGACTCTAAGACCGGGTGCCCGCTGGCCGGCGCCGCGCACGACCTTGAACACTTCGCCGAGTCGGAGATTGAGCCGCACGACTTCGAGCCTGCCGAAGGCAAGTGGCACCCCATGACGCTTTCGTGGTGGAAGACGATATGGGCATCGCCGATGGCAGACGAATGGGTCGATGCCGACGTTCCTTCCCTGATCGGCATAGCCGCCCTGATTGAGATGTTCTGGACGGCTCCGGACGCCCGCCTCTTGGCCGAGATCCGAATGCAGCAGCGCGAGTACGGGCTATCTCCATTGTCGCGTCGGCAGTTGCAGTGGGAGATCAAACGCGCAGAAGGCACAACGCCCGCCGCTCCCACCGGTCCGCGGCGCTCGTCACGGTCCACGCTCGCGGTGTTGTCCGGCGGCAAGGGATGAGCGAACGAACCTGTGACGGCCGATGCTGCGCCGTGTTCCCTCTGTCCTGGGAAGTGGCCGGCCCGGATGGCATCGCCAGCTGGTATGACCCCGAAGGTGGGCACGACTCATGGGATGGCAAGGTGGAACGATGGTTCATCGCCGACATGCTCATTCCGCTCAATCTCGCCGAGGCGGTGGAGCGGTGGGCTTCTCTGGGATTGGGTGACATCCCGCGATGGATTGAGTACAGCCCGCAACCGCTCTATACCTGCCGACATTGGGATACCGAGACGCGATTGTGCGGAGCGTACGATCAGCGACCGTCGCTCTGTCGAAACTACCCATACGCGGCGCAGCCCTGCTCCCACGAAGGTTGCACCTACCGCAAAGGTATCGACTTCCTGATTGAGGCGGCCCGCGAGGAGTGGGCTGCCTTGTGAGCGTCCTAGTCGTTCCGCCGCTCCCCGATAAGGAACCGTGGCCATCGCTCGGTCCGGATGTGTGCGACTGGCAGGAAGCCAACCTCGCCTTCGGCCCCGGTGACCTGTTGGGCCAGCCATACCGGGTGGACGACGAAGACCGCGCGCTGCTCGAGCGGATGTATCAGGTTCACCAACCCGACCATACCGGGAAGTGCCGCATCGAGTCTGGGCGATGCCGGACAGTCCAGAACGCCCGCTGCGGCCGAAGGCGTTTCGATACCGTCGTGGTGATGACCCGCAAGGGCACCAAGAAGTCCGAACGTCTCGCGTCGGTAGCGGCGGCAGAGTTAGGGGCCGATGCGCCCGTGCGGTGCGACGGGTTCCGGCGCGAGGGCCGGCTGTGGATACCGATAGGCCGGCCAGTTGTGTCGCCGTACGTCTTCCTGTTCGCGTTCGCGAAAGAGCAGGCCGAAGACACGAGCTGGGACGCCATGCGTCAGATGATCCTGCTCGGTCCGGGGCATGAGAAGTTCGACGTGTGGGAGGAACGGATACTGCGCAAGGGCGGCGACGGCGAGGCCAAAGCCCTCGCATCCGCGCCGGACTCCCGCGACGGCGGCCGGACGACGTTCCAGGGGAAAGAGGAGACTCACCGCTGGACGCTCCCCCGCCACAAGGAAGCCGATCAGACAACCCGCGGCAACCTCTCGAAGCGACCGATCGCCGAGCCGTGGGAGATGCAGGCCACCACCGCCTACGCCCCGGGCGAGGGTTCGGTAGTCGAGGAGCTCCATGACGCCGCCCGCAAGCTGACCGGCGAGGCCGCGCAGAAGTCCCGCATGTTCTTCTTCTACCGCTGGGCCGACACGCGCATCGAGATCCACAACGAGGATGGCTCGTTCAACGACGCGAAGCTCGAAGCCGCGATCATCGACGCCTCCGGGCCGACTACCGCCGCATGGTCCGATCCCGCCGGTATCGCGTCGTTGCAGTTCAAGGCCCCCGGCGCCGACCCCGACTATGCGGAACGAGTCTGGCTCAACCGCCTCATTCGCAGGACTCAGGTCGCGTTCGACGCGGAGGCGTGGAAGCGAGCGGTCCGGGAGTACGTCATCCCGAAGGGCGCCGCGGTCGTGCTCTCGTTCGACGGCTCGCGCGGATCGGATGATCCCACCTACCCGCCGGACCATACCGGGCTCGTGGTGACTGAGATCGCGTCCGGCTGGCAGGACTTGCTCGGAGGTTGGGACCCGGCCAATTATCCGGGCCGGCGCATCCCGCGCGATCTTGTGGCGATCGCCGTTGACGACGCGTTCACTCAATTTGCCGTCAACCGCATGTACGCCGACCCGCCCGGATGGGACCCCGAGATCGCAGAGTGGCAAGCGAAGTACGGCGAGGAGAAGGTGATCGGGTGGTTCACCTGGCGCGAGCGGCCGATCAGCTTTGCGTGCGGCAACTACGCGCAAGCCATCGCGTCCGGCGAAGCGACGCACTCAGGGAACGAAGACTTCGCCGCTCACATCGGCCACGCCCACAAGCGGCCGGTCAACGTCCGCGACTCAGACGGCAATCGGCTCTGGACGATCCAAAAGGAGCGCCCGCATTCGCCTCTGAAAATCGACTACGCCATGTGCGGCGTGCTCGGATGGGAAGCTCGGACCGATGCGCTCGCGGCTGGGGCCATGAACGTTGCAACGGAGCCTAGCATTTTGGGATTGCTTCGTGGTATGGTTGACCCGCGCCAAACTGTCACAGTGGCCTCTGCGCAAGATCAGGCAGACCATCGTCGTCTACCGCTTGCGCACGAGGTGCTCAGATGAACCGACGAGCAAGGCGAGCCCAGTTGCAAAAGGCTCTGCCGGCCGTCTCGCAGTCGGACGTTTCCTCCCTCGCCAACGTACTCGGCGGCGGCATGTCCGTCACCTCTTCGCTGGGCCCTGGCGTCCCGGTCGGACCCGCCCATTCCGAAGAGCAGCACCCGCGCTGGTGGGACTACATCCCCGGTCAGAACGTCACGATCACACCGCGGTATGGCGAGGCGTATCCGTTCGAGACTCTCTACGGGCTCGCGGACTCGTGGGACGTTGCGGGTATCGCGATCGGGAAGCGCATCGAGGAGTTCATCAAAATCGAGCCCTCGGTCATCCCGCGTCCCATTCCGGGCCAGACGCAGAAGCAAGCGCAGTTCCGCGCCGACTCGTTGCGCGACCAAATCTCCGATGCGCTCGGCTTCTTTGAGACGCCCGATCAGCAGAACATCTACCCCGCCTGGCTGACGAAGTACCTGAACGATCTATTCAAGGGCGACTGTGGAACGCTCTACCTCCGAGGCAACATGAGCGGCGGACTGGCAGCGGTGGAGGTTCCCGACGGCACGTCGTTCAAGCCGATCATTGACCTATGGGGCCGGATCGCTCAGGTCCCCGCGGGTACAGCGCGGCATCAACACATCTGGACGCAGGACAAGGCGATGCAGGGCATGGGCATCGCGAGCGGTATGGCGTGCGCCGTCTGCAACTCCGCTCCGGCCTACGCTCAGGTCATCAAGGGCATGAACTGGCAGTGGTTTGGGAGCGATGAGATCATCTACCAGCCGCGCACCCCGCGGGCCAAGGGGCCGTATGGGCATCCGCCGGCCGAGTGGATCATGCTCTCCATCAACAGGGCCCTTCGGCGGCAGTCGTTGGACCTCGCGTGGTACACCGAAGGCAGCCTCCCGGCGATGTTCCTGCGCATCCCCGAGACGTGGACGGTGGAGCAGGGGCAGCAGTTCGTCGGCGTGGCGAACAAGCTCCTGGAGGGCAACGACGCCGAGCGCGTCAAGATTGTCCCGATCCCCGGCGGCCCGAACTCCGGTATCGACCGCATCATGCAGGAGCCGAAGTCTGAGGTCGAGGAGTACCTGTTGCACATCGGCTGCGCTGCCTACGCAGTAAGTCCGATGGAGATCGGCTTCATTCGCTCATCCGGTGGCGCGGGACTCGGCGGCAAGGGCGTGGCCGAAGAGCAGACCGACGCCGGCCGGTTGCGGCAGATCAGCCTCGCGTCGCACATCAAGCGCATCTACAACCGCATCCTCGCGGCCGGCTGGTCGTCCGACCTCATCGCCTACTTCCCCTCGCTGGTGGAGCCGAAAGACCGAAAGATCGAGTCCGAGACGCTGCACAACTATTGGATGATGGGTGCCGTTTCAACCGACTGGATCGCCGTCAACATCTTGGAGACGGAGCCCCCGGGACTCGGGCCGACCGTCGTCACAGCATCCGGTCAAGTGGTGCCCGTCTCGCAGATCGGCGCATCTGAGCTCGGCGCGCCGGAGCCCGACACGATGGCCCCGACGCCCTCTGCCCTTCCGGGCGTGAACACCGAGACGACGATTGGCAAGGCACTGGGCGGCGGTAGGCTGGACTTCCACGGCGACCTCGCGAAGATCGTTCATCGCTACCTGCTGCGCTCGTATCCCGAGAAGGATGTCGAGTGGGCGCTCGACCCCGCGATCGAGTGGGAGTACGACCCGGACGTGAAGCTCGACGATATCGCTCTGACCCGCCGGCCGGGGAGCATGAACGATGGCAAGGTGGACACGCTCACGGAGTCAATCAAGAATGGCGCTTCCGTCGATCCGATCGTCCTGGCTGACTTCGGCGAACCAAAGCTACGTGTGGCCGACGGCAACCATCGGACCGCGAGCATCGAGGATGCCGGCAAGGATGCTGTACCGGCTTTCATCGGGCACAACGTCCCGGCGAAGTATCAGTCCCTCATCGCCGGGCAGATGCAGAAGGACTCCACCTCCGTCAACGCGAAAGAGGATCTGCGCAAGTGGCGCCAGAAGGCCATCCGCGCGCTGAAGGCCGGCCAGTCGGCGGCGGTGACGTTCCGCTCCGATGCCATCGACCCCTCGACTGTCGCGATCGTCACCAAGGCGCTCTCCACCGCTCGAACCGTTGACGACGTGTGGGCGCTGTTCGGAGGTTCCAATGCCTGAGCCGCAACGCTACGTGCTGGGCATCGCTCACCAGGCCGGCCCCGATCCGAAAATCCGCACGGCTGCTGACGGCGCGCGCGATTGGTTCAGCCCGGTGGAGCTGGAGAAGGCCGCGTGGAACTTCCTGAAAGCCACTCCGACCGTGGGCCTGTTCCACGCCGACGATACCGAAGGCTCGGCACAGATCGTCGAGTCCTACATCTACCGCGGCCCCGATTGGGACACCGGCGACGTGATCGTGAAGTCCGGTGACTGGCTCGTGGGGGCCATCCTGAACGAGCAAGCCTGGCGACTCTATCAAGCTGGATACGTTGACGGTTGGTCCGTCCAGGGTTCGGCCGTCCGATTGGAGAACAAATGAACAAGCAAGCGCCCCTCACCGAACTCGTGGACGCGGACATCCGGCGCATCGATGCCGTCAAGGGTCCGGCCAATGGAAACCGTTTCCTGATCGCCAAGGCCGAGGCGCCGAACATGGTTTCGGATGAGGCCGTGCGGGCGCTGGTGGATGCCGGCGACGTGTACATCGGGGACATCGAGAAGTCGGAAGACACGGAGGCGCCCGTAGCGCCAGTCAAGAAGGCAAAGGAGCCGCGCATGGCAACCAAGACCGCTCCGGCGGAAAAGACCCCGGCCGCAGTGGTCGGGGATGTCAAGAAGGCGAAGGCCGTTCTGAAGCAGGCCGCCAAGGATCGCAAGACCGCCCGCCTCGTCAAGCAGGCGAAGCGCATCGAGAAGAAGGCGCTACTCGCGCAGGTCAACGCGCTGAACCTCACCAAAGGCACGCTCGGCAGTCTGAGCGATGCGCACGCCGCGCTGCTCGACGCGCTGAAGAACGAGGCCGGCAAGGACGACACGTCCACGGCGACCATGCTCCAAGGGTTCGCCGACAAACTGGCGAAGCTCATGAGCGCCCACGCCGCCAGCGGCGGAGACGGCGATGAAGCGCCGGAAGACGGCATGGAGCCGGAAGACGAGCCGGACGGCGACGAAGCCGCGCCAATCGAAAAGAAGCTGAACGTCAAGAAGGCGCGCCAGATCGCCAAGGCTGCAAAGCTCGCGAAGCAAACCGCCCGCGATCAGATCAAGACGGCGAAGGCTCGCCACACTCTTGCCAAGATCGGGCGCCGAAACAACGCGAGCGATCAGGCACACGTCGATGCGATCGACGAACACGCCGCCGCTCTCGGAGCCTCCGCACATCAAACGGCAAAGCCTGTGATCGCGAAGGCTTCAGCGGAGTACAATCCGACCATAGATCAGATCCAGCAGATCGCAGGCCCTATCTCGGAAGACATTCGCAAGGCGATCCAGGGGGACTTGGCTCAGATTAGTGAGCAGGTCTCGAAGATCGCGAAGACTGCCCTCCCAGGTGGCCCGCGGGTCGTGATGGATCGTGATGGCTCCGTCCTCGCTGCCGGCGAAGGCCAGCAGGGAATGGGCGTCGAACAGGCCGCGCTCATGAAGGCTGCGGAACACTTCCAGCAGGGCTCCATCGAGCGAGACAAGATCGAAAAGAAGGCAGCCGCCCTTGCCATCAAGGACTTGATGACTGCGGCGCAGTAACCGTCCAACACCCGCCCTATAGGAATGCGGTTGCCATAGGGGTCGGGTCCTCCCTACCGCGGGAGACTTTCAATGCCTCGTTTCGCAGGTGGGCTCGGTGACGTAAGTGCCGAGTCCCTGGCCGCTGTCCGAGCGGCTATGGTCAACCCGCGTGGCGTCCAGGGTGATCCCGAAGTGATCGCCAAGGCCACCACTCAGGGTTGGTCTGTCGGCACCGGAGCCGTCGGTCTTCTGTTGGAGCCGCGACTCATCAACCTCTTCCCCGTCCTCTCTCCGCTGCGCAACTGGATGAGCCGCCACAAGGCTCCGAACGGCGCGTCGGCGGTTCAGTGGCGTGCGATCACCGGCATCAACGTCGCCAGCCTTCGGCCGGGCGTCGCTGACCGGGCCCGCAACGCCGTCGTCTCTTCGGCCGAGCGCGACCGAACGCAGACGTTCAAGAGCTTTGGCTACGATGACTTCGTGACGTTCGACGCGCAGGACACTGCCGCCGGGTATTACGACCTCCGCGCTGAGGCTTCGGCCAACCTGCTCGCGGCCGTCATGGCAACGGGCGAAGAGCCGCTCATCCTCGGCGGCAACATCACCGCTCTCGGCCGGCCGGCGTTCGTGGATGGCAACATCACCGACGCCATCGCCGCTGCCGTGGTCGGTCCGTTCACCGCCACCAACCAGTACGACTTCGCCGTTACGGCCCTGACGCAGTTCGGCTATCAGGCCGGCGCGGCAGGCCACGTGACTGGCGACGCTCTCGATGAGACTCAGGCGCAGACCGTGGTCGCCACTCACACGATGGCCGGCACCAAGACTGCCCCGACTCTCACCTGGGCGGCTGTCCGCGGCGCCGTGGCGTACAACGTGTACGTCGCTGCGACTCACGGCGGCGTGCTGTACTACGCCGCCACTGTCACCGCCACCAAGGTCACCCTCGTGACCGCGGCCGGCCTCGTGACGTTCCAGGCCACCCCGGCCACCTACACCGCGGCCCTGTACGGAACCCCGACGCTCCTGGCCGCTCTGCCGGCCGCTCCGGCTGGCGTTCCGAACACTGCGGACCAGACTGCCGACGCTCTCGCGTTCGATGGCCTGATCCCGCAGCTCGAACTGCCGGCAGCGGCCGCCTCCCCCTATTGGGATGCGACCGTTCAGTACAACGGCGGCGGGTACATGTTCGACATGGCCGGCCAGCAGTACACGAGCGATGGCGGCAACGGCATCGTTCAGCTGGACGTGGCGCTGAAGTCCCTGTGGGATACCTCCCGCATCGGCCCCACGCGCATCTACGTCAACTCGCAGGAAGCCCAGGACTGGGGCCGTCTGATCGTTCAGGCCGGCGCTGGTGTGGGCTCCTACCGCATCACTCAGGCTGTGAACGCAGACGGTTCGGTCACTGGCGGCATCGTCGCCAGCTCGTACCGCAACAAGTTCACCAGCCCTCAGAACATCCCGATCGAGATCCATCCGTATCTCGCCCCCGGAACCGTTCTGATCCTGTCCGAGCGGCTGCCGTTCCCGCGTGCGAACGTGGCGAACGTCTTCGAGCTGGAAGTGCTGCGCGAGTACACGCAGTACGACTGGGCTCAGGTTCAGCGGTCCTGGGACTTCGGCATCTACGCCCGCGAATGCCTGAAGGTTTACTTCCCGGCTGGCTGCGGCGTGATCGTTGGCAATAGCCACCTGTAAACCCTGACCCTCGTGGGGGAGCCGCGCTCCCTTCGGCTCCCCCACACCCTCGAAAGGCAAGCAAGATGCCCGGAACCAACGCAGCGTCACCCACGGGGACGGGGCTGGTGCAGCTCGGCACGATGTATCCGGGCGGCGCTTTCCAGATCGTCTCCAACTCCATCGCCAACCCGACCGTCGTCACGACTCTCGCCCCGCATGGGCTGACGACCGGCGACGTGATCTTCTGGACTTCCTCTACCACGTCTAGCCCGGCGCTGACCGCGACCCCGCGCAACGTCGTGACGGTCCTCTCTGCCACTACATTCTCTGTCCCGATCAACGTTACCGTCGCCGGCACCGCGGGCGCCTACCACCTCGCCGTGACCTCCATCCCGGTCACTGCCGCAGGCGTTCCCGCAACGGTCAACTTCGGCTCGATGCACGGCCTTCGGATTGGTGACACGTTCACCCCCGTCGCCACTGGTGCGGTCGCGGCCGTCGGTGGGGCGATGGATGCGGCGCTCACCGTGACCGCGGTCCCAACGCCGACCTCCGTGGTCGTGGGCGCGTTCACGAACGTGACGACTCCGGGCAGCGCTACGGCCGGCCACAGTTCCAAGACGACGTACAACTCGGACACCTGGGACAACAAGGGGATCTCGTATCAGGGCGTGGGCCTCGTCATCACCGGAGTACAGAACACCGGCACCCCGTCCACGAAGTGCGACATCCAGGTAAGCCTCGATAACGTCAACTGGTTCAACGCCCCGTACGCGGTCATCACTGCCCCGCAGACCCTCGCAGTCGCGCAGCTCACTGTCACCGCGGCATCGTCCATCAACTACAAGATCGCCTCACCCGGAGAAGTGAACTACTTCCCGTACGAATACCTCCGGCTGCACTTCTCGACGAGCGCCGACATTCTCGTTTCGGCCACCTTGACCGTCCTGCCAAGGGGATGACGTGACGCAGTTCTGCTACGCCCTGGAAGTGAAGAAGCTCCTAACCGGAGATAACCCCACTATGTCCAGCGCGCAGGACAACGTTATCATCAACGAGATCGCCGACGTGACCGATCAGTTCCAGCAGGAAATCCGAACGATGCGCGGCGAGGGCGAAGGCTGGACGCTGCTCGCCTGGCGGACGTATGGGACGCAGCTCATCAGCATCTCGGGCTCGGTAATCAGTGGGACGTTTACGCTGACGTTCAACGCCACCACTTCTGGCGCGCTCACCCCCACCTCGACGGCTGCGAATGTCCAGGCCGCGACCGATGCGATCTGCGGCGCGGGTAATACCGTCGTGACCGGTGCACCGGGTGGACCGTGGACGGTGACGTTTGCGGGGGCCCTCACGGGCGATCAGCCGACCATCGTGGCGACCGATACATTCCTCGGGCCGCAGGGCGCGTCGTCTACGTCGCAGGTGCTGGTGGAGGAGCTTATCACGGGCTCAGCCGCAGGTGTGACGAACCGCTACACCGGCCGCGATAGCAGCCTGCTCATCGTCGACGACTTCCAGTCGGTTGAGTCCGTGCAGCTCATCCATCCTGATGGAACGCTCATCCGCGTGCTGACGCTCGGCACCGATTACCTGCTCTATCCCATGAACTCCCTGCCGATCGTTGGGCTGACGCGGATCTGCGGGCGCTGGGACGATACGCCGGGCGGGGTGTCAGTCACTGGTAATCCGGGCTACTGCCAGACCGTCCCCGGCAACATTCATAAAGCCTGCATCGAGGAAGTCATCCGAGGTATTCGTGGCGGCTCAGCAGGCGTTGACGACCGTCTCGGTACTGAGCCGTTCGCGCAGCAGACCGTCACGCGAGCATTCCTCGCGTCCACCAATCGCACCCTGTACCGCTACCGTTTCGGCGGCGGAATGATGAGGGGCTGACGATGGCCGGTAGCAACGTCATCCGCTTCAGCGACTACTCGGCGCTTGTGGCTATGCAAGTGCAGGGCGTGATGCTGCCCAACAGTGAGATCGTCGGCGTGCGTTCAGCCTATGGCACGGGAACCGGAGGCTACACGGACGCGCTGCGCATCGGCCAGCCGTTCCAGCCGCGCCCCGAAAAGCCCATCGAACCGTTCAGCCACTACTCGGGGATGCCCGAAGGTCAGCACGAACCGCTGACGCAGGATGGAGCGTTCGCGCGCAAGTGGGTTCTACCGATGCAGTTCTTCACCTCGCGGGGCAGCGTGTCGGCCGCCGAGCAATCCCTGATGTCGTTCTACGAGCCGTACCTGCTCGCGTTCGAGGCGGACTTGCGTCTCGGCGGATTGTGCGATCTGGCCTACATCTCATCTCAGCGCGTGACCTCGCAGGAGGAAACGGACTGGCCGTCGCTCTACATGGAGCTAACGATCCTGGAGACGGCGATATGAGCACCGAGGTTACCTTCGACCTCGAAGGCGTCGAGAAGGTCGTCGCGAAGCTTGACGGCATGACGACCCCGGCGCGCATCCGAAAGGTCGCGCTAAAGGCTCTGGAGCCTGGCGCCAGGATCATCCGAGACGCCATCAGGATCGAGGCGCCGGTTGCGGAGAAGAACACGGTTGGCAAGTACGCCCATCCGAAGGGAGCGCTCAAACGCGGCGTGCGCTACAAGGCGTCCCGAACGAAGAACGTCGAATACTGGGGCGGAACCCCTGCCGTCGCCGCGTACGTCATCGGGCCTTTCGGCAAGGGCACCGCGGAACGTCATCTCGTCACGGCGGGCCACACGATCACCGGGCACGCGCCCAACAAGACGCGGGGCGGTCGAACCAAGCCGAACCCTTTCGTAGACCGCGGGCGCGCCAGGAGTCAAGGCGCTGCGATGTCCGCCATCGAAAGCACGGCGCACGAAGCACTGGAGATTATCGCGAATGGCTAGGGACGACGATATGAACGAAGACGAACAAGTGCCCACTACCGAGCCTATCGCCCCGCAGGAGCCGTCTGAGGCTGTCGTGGTGGAGTTTGACGGGCTGCCCGGCACGATCACGCCGGCCGATCCCTTCGCCGGGTTCCTCCAGGACAACGCCACCATCCGAGTCGGGACGTGGGCAGGCTTCCCGAACTACGAATGCTCAGCCTGCCAGTACGCGAGTCTTGACGAGGCCAAGACGCAGGCCCACATCTCCATTCACGGTCAGACATTCACACAAGGAGCACGCCCATGACGGCGACGGCGATCCCTCTCATTACGCCCGTCAAGGCGGGCTCATTCAACGGCCAACCCACCGCAACCTCGCTCGATTACGTCGAGACGGCATCGGGCGCGGCGGCCGGCGATACGGTGCCGATCAACGGGCTAACGCTCGTGACGATCGACAACACCGCTGGCACGACTCAGACGGTCACGGCCGCGAGTGAGGCGGACGCCTACGGGCGCCTGCTCCCGATCACGACCTACAGCCAAGCGACGACGATCCGCTCCGCGGTCATGATGACCAACTCGGCACCGGGCTGGCGCAACGCTGACGGTACGGCGCACTTCACCCTCACCAACGCGGGCCAGAAGTACGCCGCGTTCGCGATCCCCGGCATCGGCGCTCCGTGGGCGGGCACCGGGTCCACTCAGGCCGGCCGCACCAACATCAACCCGATCACGGCGATGGGCCCGTGGTCCGGTCCGCAGGCGGGCTCCGCTACGTCCTGGCCGATCGGCGCGCAGCCGAACGCTCTGGCGCTCGACTACCTGTTCACCGCGATGGACAGCGCGAATGGCAACTGCATCGTGATGAACGGCCCGCTGCTGCTGCTCTTCAGCGACAGCGGCGCGAACACGATGACGATCACGAGCGTCCCCGACTACCTCGGGCGTTCGAACGACGTGACGGCCTACGCCGTGGGTACCGGGCTGTTCTCCGCGATCTACGTCCCGGTGGTCGGCTACCGCCAGACGAACGGCTACCTGTACCTCACCGCCAGCAACGCGGCCGTCAAGGTCGCTGCATTCGCCTGCCCCGGCTGAGCCAAGAAAGGACAACTGAAACATGCCTGTCCCCTCTCCCGTTGGCGTCAATGGTCCTGGGTTTCTATTCCAGATCAGCGACTCCAGCGGCGTCAACTACACCACCCTCGCATTGCAGAAAGACCTCGCCGGCCCCGACCTGACGATGGGCAAGACCGATGTCTCGACTCAGGACATGAGCGGCAAGACCCGACTCTACGATCCCGAACTCGTGGACCCTGGCACCATCTCGGGAACCCTCGTCTTCCGCGCCGACAACGCGACCCATGCCGCGATGTTCGCGAACCTCATGGTCGGGCAGTTCCTCAACTACAAGCGGTATCTCGATCCGGCCGGTACGCACTACCTCTCCGGCTCGGGGTTCTTCACCAAGTTTGCCCCGAAGTCTCCCGTTGGTGGCCCTCAGACCGCGGACGTGGAGTTCCAGACCAGCGGCGCGGCCGTCTTCAACTAGCCGAACGTAAGGGAGAAAGCCATGACTATCGGTAAAGAGCAAGTCGAACAGGCGCAGGATCTTTTGTTCGAGGTAGTCCCTGTCCCGGAGTGGGGCGGGGACGCCCGGTTGCAGGAGTTCAGCGCCGACGCCAAGGGCACGTTCGGAGCGTGGGGCAAGGGCCTCGAAGACGGCCAGGACGTGAAGTCCATCGTGGGCTTTGCGGCTCGCGTCGTCGCGCTGTCCCTGTCCAACGATGACGGCACGCTCGTCTACCTCGACTTCGAGGAAGGCGTAGCGGCCCTGCTCAAGCGCAATCCGAAGGTGCTCGACAGGCTCTCCGATGTGGTCCTGAAACTGTCCGGCATCGCGCCGGACGCGGTAGAGCAAACGGCAGACGAACTCCCAAACGCCCCGAGCAGCTAGCCCTTCTGGACCTAGCTGCTCACTTCGGCTATCCAAGCATCGCGGCACTCCGGCGGGGAATGAGCGATGGACAGATCGTGCAATGGCTGGCGTATCAACTGGTCCGGGGCCCGCTCGGGCCTCAGCGAATGGACGTGCTCATGGCGAGTCTCATGTCAGTGGTAGCGGCTTCGGTCGGGGTCAACATCCCGCCGCAGCGGTTCGTGCCCGACTGGCATCCGGCTCCTGAGATGACCGCAGAGCAAGCCGGCGAGATGTACGACGCTGCCATTGCCGCTTACCGTGCGGCACATCCCGACGAGGTGATCGCGTGACGATAGGAGAATTGCTCGTTCGTCTCGGACTTGACCCCTCGTCCTACACGAAGGGCATCTCCAAGGCCGAGTCCGATACGAAGGGCTCGACGGGCAAGATGGGCAAGGCGTTCGATGACGCCGGGTCGCACGTCTCAAAGTTCGGCAGCGTCATGCACGGCGTGGCCGTCGGCGTGGGAGTGGAACTCACGCACCTCGCCACTGAGGGCGTCGGCAAGGTCGTGGACATCCTCAAGGACTCCGAGACAGCCTATCAGGACATGATCGTTAGCCAGACGCGGCTCAACCAAGCCCTGAAGAACAACGTCCCCGGCTTTACCGATGCCACGGCGGCATCATCGTCTTACCTAGCCGCTACTGAAAAGAACCTCGCGGCCGGTGCTGATCTGGGGTTCACCTATACCGAGCAGCGGCAAGCCCTCGCGCTCTTGGTCGGCGTCACACATGACCAGGACGATGCGCAGACCGTCATGAACGCCGCAATGGACCTTGCCCGCCTCAAGGGCGTGGACTTGGCGACCGCGAGCGATGTCATGATGAAGGCGATGAACGGGAACACCAAGGGGCTGAAAGCCTACGGCGTGCTCGTTACGCCCGTCACGACGGCGCAAGATCTTCTCAAGAAATCGACCAAGGACGCTACCGCAGCACAGATCGCTGCCGCCAAAGCCGCCGATCTGAACGCTACCCAAACCAAGATGCTCGCCGACGTAGAGGCAATGGCGGGCGGGCAGGCCAAAGCCTACTCAGAAACCTCCGTGGGGAAACTCGCCGCTGCGCACGAGAAGGTCAACGAGGCGATGGTCAAGCTCGGCGGGATCATTGACAAGATTGTCAACGCCGTCATGCCGGCCCTGGCCGATGCGTTCGACAACATCATGTCCGCCGTGGGGCCGGTGCTGGACGGGATCGGATCGCAGATGCCCGCCGTCATCTCGACGGCTCAGGGCGCGTTCGACACCCTGAAGAAGGCCCTCGCGCCGATCATGGACGCCTTCGGCAAGGCGCTGCCAGGCGCCATCGCGTTCACCAAGACGGCGTTCGCGGGCATCGTCACGGCGTTCAACAACATCAAGACCGCCATCATGCCGCTTCTGAACAACGTTCTCAAGCCGCTCCGTGAGACGTTCGCCGACCTCACCAAGAACCAGAACGCCATGAAGGGCGCGCTGATCGTCCTCGGTGGGATAGTGGCCGCGGTAGTGGTTCCGCCGATGCTCGCGTGGGCTGCCGCTACCATCGCCGCGGTCTTGCCGATCATCGCCATCGCCGCTGCTGTGGCTGCGCTGATCGTCGTGCTCGACAAGACCGGCATCCTGGACTGGCTCGGCAAGAACGTCGTGCCGATGCTTTCGGCGGCGCTGACGTGGTTGCAGACGAATGTGCTCCCGCCGCTGACGGATGCCTTCAACTGGATTGTGACGAATGTCCTCCCGCCGCTCGGGCAGGTCATGGGCTGGCTGGCGAACAACGTCCTCCCGGCTCTCGGCGTGGCGTTCAGCGTCATTTGGACGGGCATCCAGAACGCGGTCCACCTGGCCGTCGGGATGGTGAGCACGGAGTTCGGCATCCTCCAGACTGCCATCGGCGTCATCCAAACCGCGTTCGGTGCGATGGGCACGATCATTGGCGCTGTGTGGGACGGCGTCGTGGCGGCGGTCAAAGGAGCAATCAACCTCATCATCTGGCCGATCAACATGTTCATCGGAGCGCTCGACGCGATCCAAGTCCACATCCCCGCCATCGGCGTGGGCCCGGTCCATACCCCCGCGTTTGATTGGAACGGAATGGGGCTGCCGAAGATCCCGACGCTCCACTCCGGTGGCATCGTGCCGGGCGCTCCGGGCTCTGACGTGCTGGCGCTGCTGCAAGCGGGCGAGCGCGTCATCCCGCGCAGCCAAGCGCAGCGGGGCCAGGGCGGCGGCCAGCCTATCAGCATCGTGATCCACAACCCGAAGCCTGAGCCGGCCTCTACCTCGATCCGAAACACTCTCTTGCGGCTTCAGCATGCCGGCTACCTCGGAGGGGCTATCTAGATGGCTCGCCTCAATCAGTGGGCGTTCCGCGGCTCGATCATCAATGGCCCTAACGTGCGCGTTCGGGATATCTCCGGGGCGTTCGGTCTGCCGCCCCTCCGCGGCGAAGACTTCCTCACAATGGGCCGCACGGGGCGCGTGTTCGTTCCGAAGGTCCACGACTCCCGCGAGATCACGCTGGAGATCATAGTGCGCGACGTGCCCTACGGCGTCACACCGGGCATCTTCGATCAGATCGCCACCTGGGCCACCAACCGTACGCAGGGTGCGCTGACGAACATCCTCGACTCTGGCCCGCGAACCGGGCAGGCCGAATGCACCGCGTGGCTCCCTGGTGATATGGGCGTCGGCGGCCTTACCTTCAAGGGCGTAGCGACGTTCCGCCTTGCCGACCCGTGGCTGTATGGGCCGACTGTGACAGCGAGCGTGACGCCGGGAAACTCCACGATCACGGTTGGGCCCCCCGTAGTGAATGGCTTCACCAGGGCCAACCGCGCGAGTTTCCCCCTCGCAATGGCGGGCATAACCTCCGGCCAGCCGATACTCATTGTGTTCTCCTTCCCCCAGCCGACTGTTTCAGTTAGTACAGTCGCGGATACATTCGGAGGACACTACACTTGGACAAAGGTGGAGAGCTCGACCTCCGCCGATATTGAAATCTGGATCGGGACTGGCGGTACGGGAACAAGCGGGACGGTCACAGTGACCCCTACCATTTCATGCGACTGCGCAGGCATAGGGTACCCGCTCTACGGGGCTTCTGTCGCTGCCGGACTGCTGGCGGTTGACGTTCACGCGAACACCTCCTCGGGCATTGTGAACCTCACGCCTAGCGCTGCAAATGAGCTAGCGCTCTTCGCATTCTCGGCATTTGCTGACGACGGGACTCCTGATCCTCTTCTCCCAACTCCTTGGGTGTCAACCCACTTGGACGAATACTCCACGTGGTGCGCAACGGGTACTACCTATGCGAGCCCCGCCTCCGGTGTCGCCCTTACGCCTCCGGTGGATGTCGCGTACCTAATAGCGAACTCCGTGGGGGCAATCATCAAGACCGGCACGGCGGGGAGCACGAGCCTAGCGGTGACCAATCCGGGGACCGCTACGGCCGAGAGCATGCTCATCACCCTCACGGGACCAATGACCAACCCAACCATCTCTAATGCCACAACGGGGACGAGCCTAACAATCCTGCGAACAGTCGCCGCCGGTAACCACGAATATATCGACACTGGAGCGGCCACCTGTAAGGATGGAGCCGGGACGAACCATATCGGTCTGCTGACTCACTCCGGGGCGGTGCCGTTTCTGACGCTTGCTCCTGGAGTGAACGCCCTCTCTCTCATGGCCTCGAATATGACCGGGGCGTCCACTCTTGCCGTCTCTTTCAATCCGCCCTATGAATGATCTAGCGCCAGCCGTAGACCACGTTCGCCCATGCGCCGAAACCCCACAGGGCGGCGCCGGCCAGCGGTACTGTCAGGGCGAGTCTCATCGCTCGGGGACCGAGGGACTGGGCTACTGGCAGCAGTACGAACCACGCGGCACAGACCGCGAGGGCCTTGACGGCGACTGCCAGCCACAGGCCACCCAACTGAGCAATGGGGCTCAGATCGTGCGCAGCTACTGCGGCAGGGGTAAGGGCATAGGTCACCGCATCGGCGATGCCCGCCAGAGTCAGGGCTGCAAGAGCGATGCGCATAACGCGGACGGTAATCCTCGCGAAGCGGCTTCGCAACTGGTACTTCCGTCATGAGCAACGCCCTGCCCATCGAAGTCTCGGTTTGGTCCGGCGCTACCCCAACCAACGAGATGGCCATCCTCGAAGGAGCATCCTCGGCACAATGGACCGATCTATTCGGAGACGTAGGGGCGGGCTCGTGCGAGCTGTCCTTCTACGATGCCAAAGCCACCGCTCTGAACATGGCCGAGGGCAACCTCATCCAGTTCGCCCTCGGCGGCATTCCGATCTTCGGCTTCTTCTCTGAGGCGCCCATCCTGACCATCGGCGAGGCCTCGGACTCGAAGTGGACGTTGGCCGGCCAATCGGTGCTCGCCTATATGAACCGTGCCATCGTTTACCCAAAGGGCGGCATCGCGTCGCCAGTGGGGACGCATCGAATCTACTCCGGCAAGACGTTTGGTAACATCCTCAAGACGCTGATCGACGAGGCGCAAGCGCGCGGCACAATCCCCGCGATGACATACGACTTCACCTCCACGCTGGACTCGCATGGCAACGCCTGGACAGCCAACGTCAACGTCACTATCGACGTGGGAACCTCGCTGCTGGACGTGCTCAAGAAGTTCGTAGCGCTCGGCATGGGGCTCACGATGGACCCCATGCTCGGGCTGCACTGTTTCCTACCCGGCGCGCTCGGGTTGGACCGTACGAGCACGGTCATCTGGCGTCAGGGATATCACTTGGCAGCCCCGGTAGACAACGTGGGGAGCCGGTCGAACGCTACGACGGTATGCCTCGTTCGCGGGTCCAACGGGTCATTCGTAGAGACTACCGATCCGGCATGGACGGGCAACGCGATCATCGGTCGGCGCGAGTCGGGGCTGGACTTCTCGGCGGTGTCGAGCGACACAACGCAGATGACCAACGCAGGCAATCAGCAGATAACCCTATCGGAGACGGCGAGCCGATCGCTCACGGTGCCGCTGACACACGGTCTCTCATCCCAGGGGCTGTACGAGCCTTATACGGACTACAACCCCGGCGACACGATCGCCCTTGACGTTCCGGGTGCCTATACCGCGGCCCCGTTTCAGATCGTCGGGCTAACCGTGGCGCAGACTCCGGGCGCTAACTACACCGTCGAGGCCAATCTCGGCTCGCTGGCGCTGCCGCTGGACTTGCGCACGGCTCAGCGCGTATCGTCCATCTCCGGGTCCAGTTCACCGTTGGCCGGCGGGACGATGGGCAACCTGACGCTCGGCAACCCTACAGGCTTCCCCTCCGGGCCGTCCTACCTCGACAGCCCTACGACCGGGACGGCGTGGTTCCGCTCCGACGTCGGCGCGTGGTACTGGTGGGACGGCACGTATTGGGAGCCGGCGAGCGCCCCGGCTCCCGCCGTGCAGAACCTCGCAACCGCGACGCAGATCGTCATTCCCTCGGGCTACTGCGGGCTCATCCGGGTCACGTCCAGCACGGGCAACAAGACGCTGTCGGCGACTCCGACGCTTTCACCGGGAACGGTAGAGGGCCAGTGGGTAGTGATCCAGAACCAGGACGGCACCTATACCCAAACACTGCAGGACCGCGGCACGCTAGTCGGCTCAAAGCTCAATCTCGTGGCGAACACTCAGACGATCGCCAAGAACCTCGGGAACATCCAACTCACCTGGACGTTCACAACCGGGGCTGGCCGGTGGATACAGACAGGCGCATTGGTGGCGCCGCTATGAAACGTGCTCCGCTCCTCGCTGCGCTGCTGTTGGTCCTCTCAGTCGTGCCCGTTCGGGCGGTCTACGTCGAGCGCATGGTCGTCATCGGCGACTCGATCACCGCCTGCTGTTGGGCTCGTGGCGCGACGTGGCCCACGACGGTCTCGGGCGATCTCCCGCAGATCACGCTGGTAGCAAACGCCGGAGTCCGGGGCAACAAGACGGCCGACATGCTCGCACGCCTGCCGCTGGTGCTGTCGGAGCACCATCCCGACGTGGTCATCATCCTCGGCGGGACCAACGACGACATGCACAACACCGGCAGAGCCAACGCGATGGCGAACCTGCGGGCGATGGTCGATCTCGTCAAGGCTTCGGGCGCCGTCCCAATCCTCATGACCCTCCCGCCGAACCCCCACGGCGTGACTCAGTGGAACGCCGACATCACCGCACTCGCGACCGACGAAGGCATCCCGCTCGTGGACATCTGGGCCGTACTCGGAACGTCGGGCACGCAGTGGCTACCGGGAATGACCGACGACGTGCTACACCCCTCCACCCCCGCAGGACAGGCTGCCATCGTCGGCGCTATCAAACCTGTTCTCAACGCCCTGTACCCGCTAGGATAGACATATGAGCATCGACATTCCGCTCCCCGTCTGGCTCGCGCTGCTCAGCGTCATAGCCGCCCCTGTAGCGGCCTGGTCCTTCAGGACGATAAGGCAGGCTAACCGCGTGGTGACGTGCGACGGCAAGCGCCTCGAAACCATCGCCGCTCAGGCCGAATACATCGAGGCCCTGGAGCAGAAGTGCAAGGCGCTGCAAACCACGGTTGAGGCGCGGGACGTAACAATCGCCACCAGGGACCACGAACACGTCGAAGAGATGCGCAAGGCGTTGAAGCGCATCGACGACTTGGAGACGTTGGTCTACCAGTGGAACCTCGTGCGCGACGTGCAGGAGAAGCGAGCCGCGCGGCACGAAGCCCGCGAGGTCCGAACCGAGTCTCGCGATGCCGCCGCCGATGCCCGGCAGGCCGACCGCGCGGACCGTGCAGAAGCCCGTGAGATCGCCCGAGACACACACGACGGTATCGGCGGATGATCTACCTGATCCTTGGCGCTGCGCTCCTGATTACCGCTGCTATGCTGCTGTGGTGCGCCGTAGTGCCTGACCCCAAAGGCGAGTCGTTCTACGTTGACCCCGCGAAGACGTGCGGCGGACGGAAGGGAAAGTACCGATGACCTCTGACTTCAAGCCGCAACTGGGACGGCTCGCACGCCCGGAAGGTAAGTCGGCTGTCGCCGTCATTCCCTCGGCTGGCATCGCTCCGGTTCGGCCGGCCGAAGTCCACAACATCGAGCGCGACGCGGCCGATACCAACATGTACGGCAACGACGTGTGGGGCGACTGCGTTTTCGTGATGATCGAGAAGGACCGCGTTATCAGCGCGGAGGCTCTCGGCGTCGCGATCACGAAGCTCACGCCTCAACAGGTCATCAACAACTACTGCCACTACAACGGCATCGGAACCGATCCCAACGTGGACGCGCCGGGTCCGGGCGCCAACATCCTTGACGCCTTGAAGTGGGCGCAGAACCACCCCGAGTATTACGGCGGTTCCAAGCTCCTGTTCTACGGCGACGTGCCAATCAACGAGGAGTCGGCGAAGCAGGCGGTCGCGGAGTTCGCCTCCATCTGTGTCGGGGTCGTGGTCTACAAGGCGATGGAGTACCCGGCGAAGGTCTGGTACAACGGTCCGTCCGGCCCCAGGGTCGGCGGTCACGGCATCGCTGGCGGCTCCTACACGAGCCTCGCGGACTTCATCAAGACGTGGGGCTACATGGCCTCGGTCAACTCCAACGGCTTCGACACCATCGACGAGCTCGTGGTCTGCGTCTGGGACTTCCAGTGGAACGCCCTGACCTACGACCGCCAGGTCGCCTGCATCGCAAGCTACGAATGGGTCACCGGCAAGACATGGACCGGACCCGCCCCGGAGGACAACATGATCTCTCGACTCTCTGGCGCCGATAGGTTCGCGGTCGCGGCGGCCGTGAGCTCGTCCAAGTATCCCAAGGGCGCCGCAACGGTCTACGTCGCCAACGGCGCGGCATACAGCGACATCGCGTGCGCTGCGACTGCCGCCGCTGCTGCGGGCGCTCCGCTGCTGCTCGTGGACGCGAGTGACATCCCCGCGGCTACGGCTGCGGAGTTGACCCGCCTCGCCCCACATTCGATCATCGTCGTCGGCGGGCCGGCTTCTGTAACGGCTGCCGTCTACAACGCACTCGGAGGATACGCAAAGTGATCGCCGGACGACCCCTCGCGCTCTGGAACGCCGTCGTGGCAATGCTGGCAACGGCTGCCGTCACGACCGCCGCCTACCTCAACAACGCAGCTCCCATCGCCGTCGAAATCGGCGCCATCGCTGGCGTGACGTTCGCGGTGCTCGGACTGATCGCCAACAAGGCCAACACCGGGAGCCTTCTCGGACGGCGCTAACTTAGCTTTCACCAGCGGGACAGCGCCAGCCCGGCTTCCCCCTCCCCGGGCTGGCGTCTTTCTGTGTCTGGTACAATCGGTACATGGGTGGCAGGCGGTAGAAGCGACCCGCTCGGCGCCTAGCCGTAGTTGGACTGAGCAGGCTCTAAAGGTCTCAGTCTGGTTTGAGGACCCGGGCCGGGGTCACAGCGGCCCACGTGATCCGAGCGGACGCGCTCGACTATCCTCCGCGCTCTGACAGCAGGGCCCAAGGCCCCGGCTTCCGAAAGGTTGACCGGGGCCTTTCTTTGGGTTGCGCATCCGGTGAGGGTTTGGTAGGGTGGCTCTCGTAGACCGGGCCGTACCCGGCTGAGCCAGCGAGGAACTGGTACGTTTCGGGCTCCGTGGCTGTCGATGCCTTCGGACATTGGCCCCCATCCCGACCACCTCCCTATCACCGGAGGTCCCCATGCGACCCCGACTCAGCCTCGCCCTATCCATGTTGGGCCTCATCCTGATAGCCGCCGTGAGTGCGAGCCCGCCTGTTGTACCATCTCCGCATCCGGCAGCCTCGGTAGGCGCGTCCGTCTCCAAAACGGTCGTGGCGAGTCCGACTCTCGCGCCGGGTGCCACGATGCAAGCATCCGACGTCCAGCCCTCCAAATCCCCTCGTGGAATGGCGGGTATGACGTCGCCGACCCCCGCTCCGAGCCGCTACGCTCCCCTGCCGAACACGATCGTGACGACGTGCAAGCCCGCGCCGGAGCCGGACACCCCACCGCAAATCTACCTGGCGAGCATCCTGACGCCCTCCGAGTACTGTTGGGCCTATTGGATCGTGAGGCATGAAAGCTCGTGGCGGATGGACGAGTTCGACGATCCCCCGGACGGGGCGTGCGGACTCCCCCAGGCGAAGCCGTGCGCCAAGATGGCGGACACCGTGCCGGACTGGCGCCAGAACTACGAAGGACAGCTCCGCTGGATGGCGTGGTGGGTGCTCGTGGCGATGGCGCCCGACGCTACGCACCCGGCCTACACCGAAGGGGGCACGCGGTACGGATCGTTCGCTGAGGCGGCGTGCTTCGAGTTCGGCTGCCGGACTGCGGACGGGGCACTGTGGGACTCAAACGGCTGGTATTGATCCCTAGTTGACAACCGGCGCGGTTGTGGCATGATTGTCTCCTAGCCGGAAGGGAAGCCGGTAGAACGGAAAGGGAGACACGAGATGACTCAGATCGCCGCCGCCAAGAGGATGATCCGTTCCACGGAGCTAGACGCGCGCGCCACCGTTGCCGAGCGTGTCTGGTCGCTTGCGAAGCGCAACCACGATGAACCGCTACGCCAGATGGCGGTCGCCGAGTATGCCAAGGCCCGACGCGCCCAGCGCGCCGACTTCCACGCCTACGCCTTCTAAGGCGCTGACTCTCCACCCGAGCCGCTGAGCCTCTTCCCCCTCAGGTTCGGCGGCTCCAATGGGTAGTCAACCCAAAGTAGTGAGGTGAGACATGGGCTACAGAGTCGGGATCGCCGAGACGCTGCACATCACGGGCGACGTTCCTGTCGAGGGCAACACCGTGGAGGACATCGCACCGAACGTCTCCTTCCAGGCAATCCACGAGGACGGATGCAGCGGCAGGCATGTCGGTCGCTACAACGACGTGTGCTTGTGCCGCGGCTGGGTCTGGGTCATGGCCGACGGTTGGCCGATCTGCAAGGCTCAGCCGTCCAGAGCCAAGGCTCTCCACGTCGCCCAATTCATCGCCCCGTCCATCGGCGAGGGCGCGGCCCAGGGTCGGTACATGCTGATCCACGTCGAAAGCTGACTCTCCACCCGAGCCGCTGAGCCTCTTCCCCCTCAGGTTCGGCGGCTCCAATGGGTAGTCAACCCAAAGTAGTGAGGTGAGACAGGTGAGCAGTTCCGTTTCCGTTTTCCTTGACGAAGAGGCGTCGCCTCGGGTCTCGACCAACCCCGGCAGTCGGCATCCCTTCGAGGTTGTGGTGATTGGCAACCTGACGATCTACGTCTCCGGCGAAGACCCCGAGTACGTGGACTTCTGGGACCGAATGCGCCGCGCCTGCATCGAAGCTGGAGACCGGGCGCAGCGGCGCATGGACGCACGGAAGTCGCTGGAACCCGACACCATCATTCGCGACGTGCCGCCCACCGACACCCCACTAGCCCTCGAAGATGACAAGGCAGGCGAGGAAGCATGAACTGGCTGCGGTTGATAGCGGCGGCGGTGTTTGCGACTCTCCCTCGCCGCCATAGTAGCCTCCGGCGGTGTTCTGGTGGTCCTTGCCGTGATAGACACCGTCCGATGACGCAGTGCATGGGCACCCGCCCCCCAACCTACGGCACCCGCAACGGCTGGCCCACGGAAACCCGCGTGCGCTGTCATCGAAGGATCGGCGTCGCAATCTGGCAGGGTTCACATGGGCAGACGATGGTGGCCTGCCCGGCGCATCGGAAGCAAGTCGAAGCGCTGGACGCACCGTATCGAGCTGTCGAGATCACCAACGCCGACGCGACGCACTCGGTCACCGGCCCCGATGGAACGGTTGTGGGTCCGGGCGAAACCAAGGTGCTCCGCTGGAACGCCCCGCGACAGGACCCCGAAATGCGGGAGCGCGTGACGCACGAACAGGAAGAGGGCTACCGCGACGCCATGCAGGACGCGGGGAGAGGAAGTTTGCTGCGATGACGACGTACAAGGCAACCGATACCGAGGGCCGCTCCTTCGCCGACCCGCAGGTGACGTGGGCGGTAGGCGAGACGACCACGCATCCCACGAGTACCAAGATGGTGCCGAACGACGCAGCGACGTACCTCTCAGCCTCGGTGGAGCCCGCCGACTGCACGGGGTTCCGGTGGCCGTGCCGGCTGTTCGAGGTTGAGCCTGTTGGGGACTGTCTCGACGGGCTGGACTACCCGCACAAGCGCGCCGCCCTTGCGTTCCGCGTTGTGCGGGAGTTGGATGCGGTCGAGGCGCTCGGGCCCAACGGCGAGGCCGTGGCGAACCTGATCGAGCGAACTAGACGGCTGACGGCCGACGAACTCGCGAGATTGGGTGCCGCCAGGGGTGCCGCCAGGGTTGCCGCCTGGGATGCCGCCAGGGTTGCCGCCTGGGTTGCCGCCAAGGATGCCGCCAGGGATGCCGCCAGGGACGCCGCCAGGGGTGCCGCCTGGGGTGCCGCCAGGGATGCCGCCAGGGACGCCGCCAGGGTTGCCGCCAGGGGTGCCGCCAGGGTTGCCGCCAGGGGTGCCGCCAGGGTTGCCGCCTGGGATGCCGCCAAGGATGCCGCCCTAGCCCTACTTGTCAAAGACAAGATCACGCCCGAGCAATTCGCCACCCTCACGAAGCCTTGGCACGATGCCGGGTTGGAACTGTGAAACCCGCCGAACTTGTCAACGCCCTCCACAACATCGCGCGTGAGATCGCCGAATGGTACGAGTTGCCTATCGCCGAAGTGATGGCGATGCCCGTGTCTCGGTTCATCCTTCTGCGACTCAATCTTCCGAGGTGGTCGTGATGCGCGATCCGACGCCGAAACAGGCAACACGGATGCTCGCGGCCCTCACCAACCTCCAAGTCGGTCGGGCTCAGGATCGGGAGATCGCCGGACTCGATGGTGGGCAGCCGGACGGGGCCACCTACAAATGGGAGTCCGATGCCTTGGCGCGGCTCCGCTGGCTCCTTCTGGAATACGGCGCACAGTCCCCCTGGCTGCCCTCAGACTCACGCAGCAAGGAGCAAACCCAATGACTGACACATTGCCCATTACTCCGATAGAGCCCTCTGAGCGGGCACGGCAGAACCGGAATCTCCTTGGAATGCTTCGGAAGCGTGCGGAGGTTGGGGCCGGCGTCGGGCCTATCACGGCGTGGGAGGGCGGCATCTACCGGCTGAGCGCCCGCATCCTGGAACTGCGCAAGGCCGGCTACGCCATCCGAACCGAGCGCCGCCCGAACCGTCTGGCGACCTACTTCTTGGAGGACGCATGAAGCCCCCAACGCCCCAACAGACAGACCCCTACATCGACCCGGAGAGCTACGGAGACGACCTCGGAGGCGGATGCACCGTAGCCTTCATGACGGCGCTACTCCTTTGGGCCGTGGTCCTGGTGGCGCTCATTGTCTGGACGTGGCCGCGATGAGTGAGTACTACACCCTCCAAGGGCATAAGGCGGTGCCCAGTTCCGAATGGCCCACCCTGAGCGCCGATCAGAAACGAGTCGCCGCCGACAATGTGGGCGAGGCGTGGGTGTCGACCGTGTTCCTGGTCCTGAACCATTCATGGATCGTGGACGGGCCGCCGCTGATCTTCGAGACGATGGTATTCGACGGCCCACACGACGGGTTCTGCGACCGCTATTCCACGTGGGACGAGGCGGCGGCCGGGCATGCCCGCGTAGTTGCCAACCTACAGAACCATGTCGCACCAGACGCCACGGACGCCGAAGGACTATGACCCCCATCCGCCCATCGCCTCACTGCTCAGCCTGCTACGGAGCATGGACCCCGGAGCATCGCTGTATCACCGGAGCCGACCTCGCCGCACTACGCGACAAAGCCGGACTCTCACAGGAAGCCGTAGCCGCTCGCTGGCACAAAGGCGTCAGCCAACAGTACGTCGGCAAGGTAGAGAACTACGGCATCCCCCGAGCTGTCACGAGTGCCGCTTACCTTGCGGCGTTGGAGGCTGCGAAGTGAGGCCGGACCTCTCCGAAAGACGCGGGCTGAGCAAGAGCCTGCTCGCGTCGTTCGACCTCTGCGCACAGAAGGCGTGGCTCACGAAGTGGCACCGCCGGCCGTTCATCCCATCCGAGAAGACCACGTTCGGGAACGCCGTAGATCGCGGCGTCCAGGCCATCGCCGAGTATCACCGGATGGGCCGAAAGCCGAACATGGGCCGCGCGCTGCGACTGGCGAAACTGCGCGCGGAGGAAAGCGGACCGGGGCTCGTCACCGACTACGCCGAGGTGCAGCTGGCCCTCGAACGGTTCGAGTCGGACATGGCGCCGCAGTTCGATTGGTCCGCCGTCATTACGCAGCATCACTTTCACGAAGACCTGCCCGGCATCGGAGAGATCGACGGCCACCCGGACCTGATCTGGCCCGCCGACGAAGACATGGTGGGCGACGTGAAGACCGCCGGGCGAATGAAGGACACCGCCCGCACAATCGAGGCTGGGGTGTATACCCTGTGTCGTGAGCAGGAGACGGGTCGGCCCGTTCGGGAGTTCGTCTACCTCGTGTGGGTACGGCTAAAGGTACCCGTCTGGCGGATCGCGTCCACCTTCATCGGAGACGAGTTCCGCGAATGGACCCGCGAGCGCATCGAGGCGTTCGTGCGAGCTGACAAGCTGGACGATCATGTCAACGAGAGACGGATTGCGCTCGGGCTCGAACCGGAGAACTGGACGATGCCGAGCGGCCCCAAGAACGGCGGCCTGTGCCGCACCTGCGAACACAACCCACAGCTAGGCGGGGCGTGCCGAATGGCCGTCCTAGATCCGATACCGGGAGGCGGCGAATGACCATCAAGGCGGAAGACCTTTCAGTCCTCTACGACGAAACCCCGACCGACGAAATCAAGAAGCGGCAGGGCCCGCGCCAGCATCAAGGCGACTGTCCGAAGTTCGGCCCCTGTCCGCAGGCACACATGATGCTCGACTACGTGGACGCCCGGTACGTCATGGACAAGCTCGACCGGCTCGGCCCCGAGAACTGGCAGGACCGTTTCGAGGACCGCGAGGGCGGCTCGGTGCGGTGCGGCATCGGTATCCACGTCGGCGACGAATGGGTGTGGAAGTGGGACGTGGGCACCGTCTCAGACATCGAACCCGAGAAGGGCGCCTACTCCGAGGCGTTCAAGCGCGCCGGAGTCAAGTGGGGCATCGCCCGCGACCTCTACGGCCACAAGGCCGGAACGAGCCGGCCGCCTGCTCAACGCCCAAGGGAGGAACCCGCGGCGGCTCGTGCTAGAGCGGCCCGCGACCCCCAGCCAGCACAGGCGGACCCCGCCGACCCGACATGGACAATTGAGCAAGATGAGGCGTTCGACCAACTGGTGGCGGGGAACACGCAAACGATGCGTCCCGCCCCGCAGCGTGCGGCACAGACGACCACAGAGCCGCCTACGTGCCCGGTCCACAACTGGGCAATGCGCCCAGACAAGCGACTCTCTCATCAAGGAGAGTACGGCTGCTCAGGCAAGAAGCCGGACGGCTCGTGGTGCACTGAAAGGTGGTCGCCGGCATGACCCCCTCAACTGAGCCAACTACAGTCGGACCCCAAACACTCGATCTCGACGCTCTCTCTGCGCCCAGCGAGACGCCGTTGATGGACGTTCTACACGAGCACCTGACCGAGCGTGCGGCGAAGGAGACGGCCCGCTACGGTCGCACCCTGAACGACTACGAACGGGGCTGGATCGAAGGTCTGACCGCCTACGCCTGGTGGAAAGACGGTACCGAGTACGTCGGCACCTGTGGCACCACGAAGACCCAAGCCATTCAGCGTTTCATCGGCGAGGGCCACCATGCCTGAACTTGACTTGGATCAACTCTCTGCGCTGGTAGAGGCGGCACCTCAGAAGGGCTGGCGGTTGCGGAAGTCGCTGCACGGCCCGAAGTACGCCTGGGTTTCGTGGGGCCATCCCAACGAAGGGCTCGGCACTGCCGATCTGGACGTGCCCGCCGCTCGCTACATCGCCGCCATGTCCCCCGACGTAGCTCGCGCCCTCATCGCCCGCGTAAAGGCGGCCGAAGCGGCACTCAGCGTCGAGCGGATCGCGGAGGTCTATTTTGGGCTCAAGGCGCCCGAGGATCATGGCCAACTCTGCCCGATCTGGACGCACCGACTCTGGACCAGCAAGAACCCCAACCGCCCCAAGCCGACCATAGCCGACTGCGACTGCTGGCAGGTGGGGCGAGCCCAACGTTTCGCCGCCGCCCTCCTGGCTGCCCTCGACGTAACACCCCGAGAGCGACCGAAGGACTGTCCGCGTTGCGGGTCGCCCGATCCGAGGCGGCATCCGGCCGTCCAGTTCGAGGGTGAGGTCCAGGTTTGCCCCGATCCTTGGCACGCACCGACTCAGGAGCCCTATCCCGGCCCTGGATCGTGGCCTACCGAGTTCACCCCAGATGGGATCGTGCCGAAGGAGGACCAGCGATGACGCTGCCGTTTTGGGGCCTGCAAGTCGTCGAGAGCCCCTACATCCAGCGTGGGCAGTTGCTCCACATGGGCAACCAGATCGTCGCCCCGACGAACCTCACGGGCTGGCACACGTTGTACTTCTGGCGCGTCCAGAGTTGCATCTCGATCCGATGGGAGCCAAACCATGCCGACTGACCCTACCCTCAAAGCCGACCTGGAACGGCACCAACCAATTCTGCACGACGGGGCTGCGCTCCGAAGTTGCGTCCAGTGCCCCGGCGACCAACTCTGGCCCTGTGACGCCTCCCGTGCCCTCGCTGAATTGGAGGTAGCCGAGCAAGTCCAGCACGATCTAGCGGAGGCAGCCGTTCGACTCGAAAAGGCGAGCCGCGAGAAGGACGGCCAGATTGCGGCGCTGGTGGGCTGGCTGGGTCGCATCGGAATCTGCTGGTGCGAATACCTGGGTCGCGTCTGCCCCGATTGCGAGGAGGGCGAGGACTGCGACGACTGCCACATGCCGACGGATATTGCCGCCGCCGCCAAAGCTCACGATGACGAAGTAGCCCGGCGAGCGGTCGAGGCTGTACTGAACGCGATCTCGGCTGGCCGCATCTGCGTTGCTCTGGACAACCACTATGACAAGGACCCCGGAGCGATGTGGGGCGCAGCATTGGCAATTGCCGACGAACTTCGATCTGGCATCCGTGCCGCCCTGCTCACCCCTGTACCCAATGAGGCGACGACGTGAGGCTCCTTGACCTGTTCTGCGGCGCGGGCGGCGCTGCGATGGGCTACCACCGTGCCGGGTTCGAGGTAGTCGGCGTGGACATCCAGCCTCAGCCGCACTACCCGTTCGAGTTCCACCAGGCCGACGCGCTGGAGTACGTCGCGGAGCATGGGCGGGAGTTCGACGTGATCCACGCGAGCCCGCCCTGTCAGGACCACATGCGCGTCGGCCAGCATCCGAGCCACGGCACCGGGTGGATGCTGGCCGCGACTCGAACCCTACTGGCCGAGCTGCCTAGTCCCTGGGTCATAGAGAACGTGCCGGGAGCGCCGATGAGGGCCGACTTCCTGCTGTGCGGCTGTCAGTTCGGCCTTCTCTTGCGCAGAGAGCGGTGGTTCGAGACTTCCTGGCATGGCTTCCAGTTGATGCCGCCGCATGACCATTCCGGCCCGCCGGTTGTCTCGGTGGTGGGGCACGGGACGCCAACCTGGGTCCGAGACCGCTGGATTGAGGTATTCGGACACAGCCCCAAGATCGCGGACTACCGCGAGGCAATGGGCATCGACTGGATGAACCGCGATGAACTGTCTCAGGCCATCCCCCCGGCCTACACCGAATGGATAGGTCGCCAACTGATCGAGGCCCTACCTTCCCCTACCAAGGAGACGACGTGACCCGCGCCAAAATCTCGGAGTGGCCGTATCCGGGCTGCTACGTGCCCGTCGAGGTGACTCGGACCCAAGCCCGGCAGATGGCAGAGGCGATCTGGCGACTCGAAAGCACGGCATCTGCGGTCGCAACGCCTACGGTCAAGGATCAGATCGCGCTGTCGGAACTGCGGCGGCGGCTCTACCTGGCGGCCCGCATAGGGAAGCCGGAGGGCCAGCCGTGACTGCCCTCACGGAGCCGACCGTCAGAGTCAAGGAACACGTCCAGACGCGCGCCGAGGCGCAGGCCGTCTACGATCTGGTCACCGAGCAGGACAAGACCTGCCGGGCCCCGGCCATCGACGCGCGCTGCTACGGCTCCTGCGGCGGCAAGCTCGAACGGCACCACGCCGGCAACACCATCGGCTCGGCACGGAAGACCGACCGCCAGCACGTCCTCTTACTTTGCAGCCGCCACCATGACAAATGGGCGCCGACACACTCACGGACGATCCTCAAATGGCTGGCGGACCACTACCCGAAGGAGACGCCGTGAAGGTAATCCTGGGCCCGTGCCGCTGTCAGGGCTGCTCGGCGCTCGTGATCTACGCGGGCCACTGCCATCCCCGCTGTCTCGTCTGCGCGAAGTGGCGCAACGCTGACGGCAAGCTGCATCGGTGTAAGCCATGAGCGCCGGCTACTTCGACCGAACGTGGATGCCCTTCGTTGACCCCGTGGGCGGCGCCGGCAAGCCCGGACGCACACCGCCGCAACACATGGCGCCACTACCGGACTCCAACCGTGTCCGTAAGCCCTCCAAGCCGTCTCAGACGGCCGCTAGGAAGCTCTGCTCCTGCTGCCTGCGTACCCTGCCACTTCGGGACTACCGTATCGACAGGACGCGCATAGACGGGCACGCCCACCACTGCCGCCCATGCCTGAACGGAGCGGATGCCGTGAGACGTGAGAGACGCCTTGCGAGTGGCGATGGGGCGGCGTAAACTGTGGGTGCCGCTTCACGGTGGTACCTGGGTTGGGCGGCCGGAGGATTCAGCACCTCCGGCCCCACCCGCTGCTGAAAGGTTGAGTCCAATGACTAGGCAAGGTAGCCAAGCGAGCCCCGGCAGGGTCCGATGACGCGCCCCTGGGGCCAACTCCACGCCTCAACACTGACCCATCGCAAGTACCTCAAGTCGTCCCATGAGGAGCGCTCGGCGTGGCTCACGTTGCTCCTGTGGTCGTTCAACAACCCGAACGACGATGCTCTCGGAGATCGTGCTGACGTGGAGGCGACACTGAAAACGTTGGGCGGCCATCGCCGCGCCGCCGTCCTCCTAGACCGACTCATTGCCATCGGGTGGGTAGATGATGGTCCTTGCCTGCGCCTCCATGACTGGCAGAGTTGGCAGCCCGAAGACCCCACCGGGGCCAAACGAAAGCAGGCTGAACGAGCCCGCAACTGGGGCGAGCCTGTAGAGACAGTCACCGGCGCGTCACGTGACGGTAATGTGACGGTCACGCAGCTAGGAGAGGAGAGGAGAGGAGAGGAGAATCAGGAGAGGAGAGGAGAGCCCGTCAGCGGCCCCGACGCCTACTGTTGTCTGACCCTGAGGTTTCCCCGACCGGGCACCCCCGCCTACGAATGGACTACCCGATTGGCTGATGAGTTCGGGCTGGCCGAGTTCAACCGCGCCATGACTCAGGAGTGGGCTAAGAGTCGGACGGTCCATACCCTGCTCTCCAGGACTGAAGCCGCTCTATCGCGAGACGGCTACCGTCTCGACGCCTCCGAGCGTGACGCCGAGCGCGCCAAGGTAGCCGCCCAACACGCCCTGGTAGTCCTCCAGGCCCTACCGGCTAAACCGCTCTCCGAAGATGAGATAGCCCGGCAGATCGCGGAGTACAAGGCGGCGCACAAGTGAGCCCTGTTCGGAAAGTCCAGTTCCCCGAGTCGCTGTCCGAGGCAGAGTCCTTGCTGCTCCGCCTAGTGGCTGAGAAGGAGGACATTCAGACTCAACTCGGCAACCGCAATCATTGCCACCCCAACGGCTCTCGGTTCACCGACGAGGAGTATTGGGTGTGGCGTGCTGGTGCCGCGTCGGCACTACGCCATGCCGAGAGTCAATACCGAGCCCTGAAACTTCACGTCAAAGGGCTACGCTCGGCGCTCAACATCGGTCCGCGTGCCGTCGATGACCTCATCCGTGCCTACCGTGCCGGTGACGCCCACGAGACGGCTCGGCTAATCGAGATCCTCAATTCCGTGTGGGAGTTGCACGAATGAGCTGGCGAGCCCCCACCCTACCCAAGCCAACCGGCGCGCAAGCCTTCGAGGTACACGACGCCGCCACAGCATCGGCCATCGGAAAGTGCTGGCTGGCCCGCAAACCCGGCATGCCGTTCAACGTCCGCACGAACCACCAAGCCTGCGGATGTTGCGATTACGACCTGGACGTGCTCATGGAGTCATTGTGTGGGTTCTGGCGCTGGACTGGCTCTGCGGATGAGTGCGAGCGGTTCGAGCGTTTGGCCCCATCGGTACAGGCTAGGCTCGTAGAGGAGGCTGCAAAGTGACCCGGCACGAGGAATATCTAGCCTCCGTGGCAGCCGTCCGCAAGGCCGAGCGGGTGGCGCGGCTCAATCCGTCCGTCGCCAACATCGCCGAAGTTCAGCGCCTCTCGGCCGCAAGCGCAGCGGCGTTTGAGTTGTGCCGGCGACCGACCGGGATAGGCAACCGACCGTGATCGCCACTCAGCCGCGCCTGTTCGACCTCCCTTCCATTCCCCGGCTGTATCACGACTCGATCACAGCCTCGGTCAACGCTAAGGGCTGCATGGACGTGGATACCGTCAAGGGCTGCACGATGGGAATGCGTGAGCCGGGAGGCTGCTACGGCGAGTGCTACGCGGCAAAGATCGCTTCCCGGTACGGGATCGCTTTCGAGCGCAGCGTGCCGCGTGGGTTCGTGGACCAGTGGCAGCACCGCGACATTCTCGTGCGACAACTGCGACAGCATGCTCTGTCGTGGTATCGGATCGGCGTCATGGGCGACCCGAGCCACGCATGGCAGCACACGCTCGGAGTGATCCGCCACCTGCGGCCGGCCGAGAAAACGGCCGTGATCGTAACGAAGCACTGGCAGGTGCTCACGGACGACCAAATCTCGCGCCTGCTCGACCTAGACGTGGTTGTTCACACGTCGGCTAGTGGGCTGGACACCGAGCCGCAATTCAGGCATCGCATCGCGCAGCACGAGCGGCTGCAACGCTACGGCGTGCGGAGCTTCCTCCGAGTGGTGACCTGTTCGTTTGGCGATACGGAGTGGGCGCGCGAATGCCAGACGCGGCAGGATCGATTGATGGCCCTGCCGCCGATCATTGACACGCCGCTCCGGGTATCGCCAACCAATCCGCGCGTCGTAAGTGGCGAGTTACTCACCACGCACCGAACCGATGCGCTAGGCGGCGGGGCGTTGCTGTCGCTGCACGACCCTGATGTGTTTCTCGGCAACTGTGCCGTATGCCCCGACCAGTGTGGAGTCAAGGGAGAACCAATGAGAGAGATCGTCATGGATCAGGCCTACTTGTTCCCGCCCGACGAGGCCCCTGAAGCCAAGCCATCCGGGGATGTGGAGTTTCGATACGTCCCGAGCGTCATCGGCTCGGGGTTCGAGGCGCAGGTAGCGGCCCTCGCTCTCGAGGACGGCATCGCGCACCGAGCGGCGCGCAAGAACATGCAGATACACTCCGCAGTCATCCTCCTGATTGGCGGGGAGTTCGCAGGGTTCATGACGTTTCAGGACAACCGCGAGACGGGCGAGTTCTGCCTGTTGCAGTCGGTCATTCGCCCCGACGTCTACACGCCCGAGCTATACCGGGCGATGGTCGTTGCGGTCATGGAGAGCAACACGGCCGGACTGCCGATGCTCATGACCACCAACCCAAAGAGCAAGTTCGAGACGCCGAAGCTGTTCAAGGAGCTGGGGTTCGAGACATACCTGGAAACGTCCGGGTTCGAGTACATGCTGGCCGGCGACCCGAAGTACCACCGGCTCAAGACCTTGGCCCACATCACCATGACGAACGTTTGGAACAGCACCAAGGGCGATTGGATCAGGCTCAAGGGCGAGTGGAACGAGAGGATTGACCTGGCCGGCTCGGAGGCAGGTATCCCCAACCCGGCATTCGCCACGCGGGAGGGCTGCTGGCAGGGCGAGAGCGGGTTCGCGAACGTAGTCACGGGACGGTCGCACAACGGCAACGCCTCAGTGCTGGACCCGGTTGCGTGTGAAGTCATCCTGAGGTTCTTTACGCCGTTGGGCGGCCGCGTCTACAACCCGTTCGGAGGCGGCGTTCAGATGGGCTTCGTGACCGGCGCGAGCGGCTACGAATACCTGGCGAGCGAGATCCGGCAGAACCAATGCGACGCCAACAACGCCATCTGCGCGCCGTTCGAGAATGTCAAATGGGTGCAGTCCGACAGCTCCACATACGAGCCGGACGGCCTGTACGATCTGGTCTTCTCCTGTCCGCCCTACTACCGTGTGGAGAAGTACATCGACTACGACGGCACCTCGCCCGCCGGGGAAATCAACTCCATCGCCACATACGACGAGTTTCGCGACACCCTGTTCGCGGGGTACAAGGTCGCCATTGACCACCTGCGAGACAACCGTTTCATCGTCATCATGACCGGCGACAGCCGCGGTGCAAATGGCGCCTACCATTGCCACGAGGCCGAGACGGAAGTCTTCCTCAAGGCTCAGGGGCTGAACGTCTACAACAAGATCATCTACCTGGAGGCCGAGTTCACCCGGCTCGCTCAGGCAAAGAAGACACTCCGCTTCCGCAAGTTCCCAAAGCGCGAGCAACGCATCATCGTCGCCTACAAAGGCAAGGTCGATGCGATCACCGCCGAGTTCCCTCCGATTGGGCGGCTGTAATGACGCGCGCCGAAGCCTTCGAGCTGATCGAGGCCGAGCGGTATCGCCAAGCCGTCAAGTGGAGCAACGAGCACACGTGGGGCTACGGCGACTGTTCGAGCGACGACGTACAGCCCATCGTCAAGGTCGCCGTGCTGACCGAGGAAACGGGCGAAGTCGCACGGGCTGTCTTGGATCGCCAACCCGTAAGCGACCTACGGGCCGAACTAGTCCAGGTTGCAGCGGTAGCAGTAGCGTGGCTAGAGAGCCTGCCTATGATCTAGGCTGTCGAGAGTACGACGCGCGGCTCTCTCCCGCGCATCGTGGGGCGGCTACGTCTTCGCTTAGAGTTGATTGATGCCGCCCCTACCCCCTTTAGGAGTGATCATGGGCAGGGACATACCTCAGAAGTGCCAGCATGGCATCTACGTCAGTGGCGGCGACTTCATGTCCGACCAAAGTTGTTCGCAATGCGACGCGGTAGATGCCGTGGCGGGAGAGGCGTACGAATTGGGCGCTGCGTGGGCTGAGGCTGATGAGTGGCATCCGAGCGTCTGGCCCACTCATCTCGTGGACGGCACCGTGGCGTATTGGACGGCCACGGTTACGCGCCCTGGCGCACAGGACGGATGGGCGTTCGCCGGCCCCACCCCCGCCGCTGCTCTCCGCTCCCTCGCTGAGAAGCTGCGCCATGCCGACTGACCTGGAGCTCTACAAAGCCGATCTCTCGGGAACTAGCAGCGACGCCGAGGAAGTGTTCGCCTTCCAGCTCAAAGCCGCCGGCATCGGGTTCGAGCGACAGTATCCCTGGCCGCTAGTCCTGAAAGAGGCTGGCTGCTCATTCC